TCCAATTACCACATATACAAATATAAAAAAAAATATTAGATACTTGGAGTATTTGGGTTATATATAGCCTACACGCCAAACACCCCAAACTGAAAACCGATTTTTTTTCGAGGCGGGGTACATCGTTTCAAATGCTGCATCAGATTTTTTTGCCTTTTTTACCTGCTGTGTTTTCTCTATGTTGTTTCTACCTAGCTGTCTGTGTATACCCTGACTGCATACCTGCATCTCCCCATATGACTAGCTCTTCTTTTCCTCTCCTGCTGTAGCTCCTGCTGTACCTAACAAAGTAATTAAAAGAACAGAGATGTTCTATAACAACTCGACCATGTAAACCAATGCTAAACAAATCATAGGATTTTACAAAAAAAAATAATCAGCGAAACCATAAGTAAACATTGGGGTTTGCGAAGTAAAGGCAAAGGTAAACGAAATAAAATTTAAAAATTCTTTGTTCAGGATTTGGAATTGTAAATTATTTAGACGAAATTTGAACTATATTAATTAATTAAGTAACACAACACATTAAAATTTATTTATTATGACTAAGAAAAAATTTGCAGTTGAAAACCTAGTTAAAGAAGCATTGCTTAAAGGACTAGAAGAAAAAGGATTACAATGGTTCAAGCCATGGAAAGCAGGAGTAAATCATGCTCCAATCAACAATGCATCAGGAAGGAGATACAATGGTATCAATGTATGGATTCTGAATGCTGCGATGCATGACAGAAAGTATACCATTAACGAATGGACAACCTTCAATAATATTACTAGTAGGGGAGGTAAGCTAAAGAAAGGAGCTAAATCTGAGGTGGTTTTCCGTAAAGATATGTTCGTTCTAGATACAGACAAGCGCAAAGCTTATAAGGATGAGGAAACTGCACTAAAGGCAGGAGCTAATCCTGATGCACTAGAGACAAGATGGAGTCTTAAATACTACCGAGTATTCAATATAACTGATGCAGAAGGTATAGCTCCAAGGAGAGACTACACCACTGAGAATCCTGAAGTTGAACCAATCCAAGCAGCAGAGGATATCATTGCAGGATATGTGAACAAGCCAAGCATATCTGAGATTGACCAAGGTCGAGCATTCTACAGACCTGCTACAGATGAGGTGGTGATGCCTAAGAAGGAGCAGTTCTTTAAGGTAGATAACTTCTACAAGGTATTGTTCCATGAGCTAGTACACAGCACAGGTCATGAGACTAGATTGAAGAGAAAAGGAGTTACAGACATTGATGGTTTCGGTACAGAGCAATATGCTATGGAGGAGCTAATCGCTGAGTCAGGAGCTATGATGTTAGCAGGTATGTCAGGAATATGTGATGACTGCGATGATACCAACAGCCAAGCATATGTGAACGGATGGATTAAAGCTATCAAGGAAGCTCCTGCAAGAGCTATAGATTATGCGATGAGTCAAAGCACAAAAGCTGTAGACCACATCTTGAATCTGTAAGACCAACAGACCTAGCTACCAACAGCCCGATTCCTGCAAAGGATAGGGCATTTGGTAGTAGAACTATTTATGTAATTTAAAACTATTTATTATGTCAACAATGAAAGATTTTTTAGCTGAAGATGGATGTATGGCGATGAACATCGCATTCTTTAACAGATTCAGAGGTGAGGATTCAGATTTCTATTTTGAAGCAGCAGCAGGAGATTGGTATGCAGGAGTTTTGGAGTGGAGCTTACATACCATCAGCGATGTGGAGGAATGCTCTAATCACAAATACCATGGGTATACAATCCATTGGGAAAGTGGAAACAAGACTAGATTGGTTATCCCTAATTGGGTAATGGACATTCAACCTAATGGATGGAATCATGCCAAGAATATGTTCAACAAATATCTAAGAACTATAGTTGAATAACCAACAGCGCAACAGCTACCAACAGCCTGACATTTAACCGATGTCGGGTATTGGTGGTAGAACTATTTTTTTAATACTTTAAACTATTTATTATGAGCTTTACATTAGGACAATTAGTTAAGACGAAGGAAATCAGATTTGCATCAGGCGAAATCCAATACCCTGAAAAGATAGGAGCTATCGTACGAATGGAGGATGATAGAGTGTTTGTCAAGGGTATAAATACTGAGACCAAACAAATGGAGTTATCTATTTGCAGTTACAATCAGATACAGACCATGGAGGTCATGAACAAGATTATAGGTAGAGAGATTCTAGATTCCAATCACCATGTTGGAGGTAAAGTTGAATCCTTTTCAGGAGATACCTTTATTACCGAAGAGGGCAGATTTGGAGAGCAGTTATGGTTCAAGCTGAACCTAGATTCAGGTGACGAAATCATGCTGTCTCATGTATCAATATTAGATTTGCTTCAAGGCAGAGATGCAGGAGCTAGTGGATATCATTTTCTTTCCTTGGGAAAGGCATCTAAGCAGGATACCATATTCACCTATGATGATTTTGTCGGATGGGAAATGACCGAGCAAACTTTAGGAGCAGCGATGGATGAATATCCATGCATTGACCGAGCTAGAAGGTATGCAAGGTGGAACTACAATAGCTACCTGCTAGGAGCTACGATTGAGGAATTGTATTCCTAGTGATTCATACATATTAGATAAAATAATATTTGTATATGTCTAAATAATGTATTATCTTTGTCTAAAGAAACAACAATTCACCTATAGCGATGCCGAGCCTCGATTCCTTTTTGGGATTGGGGCAGTGGCAGTAGAAGAACTATTTATGTAATTTAAAACTATTTATTATCATGGATTACAGAATCACATACTTTGAACTTGAATTTATTAGACATGATTATTCAAGCAGGACTCAACAACAAATCAGCACGATGGGTTGCGTAGATGAAGAGAACCGAATCCACAAACATCTAGTAGAAAAAGGATTCTTCCGTTCAGAATCTGATGCCGACAAATTTGCTGCTGACCTAGATGAACTAATATTAAATAAGCTGAAGGGAAGAAGAGATAATTCCAATTTCAATCAAAAGCTTTGGGATTTCATTAAAGATACCGATGTCAAAGACAACAGAGCTGACAGCTATCCTGAAGTATGCAATGGAAAATTGGATAGATGGCTAAATCTCAATGGTGAATCAGTTCCTGAGATTGAATTGGTTACCAAGAAATCTAATAACATAGAAATTAAAATCAATCTAGCATCTTTAGATGTTAATGACAATTATGCTTCCATAAATTATGTGCGTGATACAAATGGTTGGATATCATGGAATCTAACTCTAACACTGAAAGGAGAGGAGATTGAAGAGCCAACACATATGGTAGTGTTAAGATATCTAAGGGGAGGAGATTACAGCAAAAGAGAAATAGAGAAGATATCCTTTGGTAAGAGTAATATTAGCAATCTAAAATATAAAGATGGCAAGATTGTCTCAGGATACTTTTTTGATTTCGGATTCATGGATAAGCACAGACCCGTTAAGTTCAGTACATTCATGTCCTACAAAAGAGAGCATGACCATTGGACAATGAATCGTTGGAATCATCGAGATTCAGACCTTGTAAATCTAGAAAACAACAAGCGTAAGATTGCTGATTTATTTGCTAAGAATGTTGGAGAGCTAGAGCCAATAAGCTTCTACAAATCTGATTATGATGAGCTTACTACAAAAGCTAATATGCCTAACGATAATGAGGATGCAATAAAGGTATCGTTTGAGAATGATTCTTATGTGATATTTAGTAAGACAAAATTAAAGAGGTCAGACATTTCCATTAACGATGCATGGATTGGAGCTTACGATTCCACAGCAGTTAAAGATAGTTTATCAGACATTAAAAATAAGTTTTTATGTACGAAATAGTAGAGATAGTTGGTGACGATTTCAAATCTGTTATCGTCATCGACAATCTTGTCATGGCAAGACAAGAGCTAAGAGAAATTTCAAAACAAAACCCTAACAAAGAGTATGCTTTGCTCGATGAGATGGGATTAAAAAAATAATTAAAATGAGACTAATTGTAACACAGGTGTTTCAAATCGAGGAACATCCAAACCGAGAAAAATGCTATGAATGGATTCGTTCTAATTGGCATGACCTGAATCAACATAGCTTACATGAACTAGAAGACAGCATCAAGGCATTGTCCGAAGTGATTGGTGGAACATATGACTATTCCATCTCTCAAGTACCCTGTAGAGGGGAGCATATTACCTTTAAAGGTTATGACCAAACCATTCTTGAGAGCTTGGACGCTGAATCCGACCCCTTGACGGGTGTGTATTGGGATTGCAACCTGATTGAAGGATTGAGAGAAGGCAATCCGAGAAAGGTTTTGGACAATCTTCACGATGAAACTGAATATGCGTATTCAGATGAAGGGTTGTTTGAGTTATGTCAACAGGAAAAGTATGAGTTTAACAAAAACGGAAAAAAAATAACATTATGAGAAACAAAAGATTCATAGTGTCAATCATCATCACACTATTATTATCATCGTGTGCAAGGGATTTAGAACTTCCCTATGATACCGTCAGGGACTTAAAGTCTTACGATACAGACCTTGAGGATATGCTGAAGGATGGAACGGAGGATTGGATTCAGGGAAACCTGCCTGACCTTAAACCATTTCAAGAGCAGTTTCTGAATGAGATTCTAGTACCTGCATTAGCAGAGGAGTTGAAGTGGGGATTACCCATGGAGGTAATGACTGCCCAAGCCATTCTTGAGAGTGGTTGGGGCAGGTCAAAACTTGCCAAGGAATACCACAATTACTTTGGCATCAAGGAGTACCGAAAGGGAAGGGAAGGTGTTAATTATTATTCCGATGAATACGAGAAGGGTAAAAGGGTATCTCGAAAGAGCAGGTTTAGAGCTTACGAATGTGCAGAACTATGCTTCGCTGATAGGAGCGAATGGTTCTTAGCCAACAGCAGGTATCAAGACCTTGACTTCAGGGAGCTAGACTGCTATGAGTTTGCAGCAGAACTACAGAAGCGTGGATATGCTACAGATATACACTACACTAAAAGTCTATTGAGGATAATAGATGAGTACAAGCTAAAAGAATTTGCCGATTGGATAAAAAGAAGCATATAAAAATTAGGAATTGTAAATTATTTAGATTAAATTTATACAAACATTATAAAACAATACCAACGACAATGAATAAAAAGAATTTAAAACATCAAAGCCTACACGATAAGCTTCAGGAAGCTAAGAAGTTGATGGAGCTTATCGAACAGAAGGAGTGGCAGTTAAACGAAATGCGTGAGCGTTTATCTTACTGCATCCATTTCTGTATTGGATATGTAGAGCAGAATGAAAAGTCAGAAAAATTATTAGAACAATTAAAATTAAAATAATGGATTTAAATCGTATGGCTGCATCATTTTTTTTATGTGGCGACAACATTAGCGAAGACCTACACAAATTATGTGAGGCTGCCGACAATCAGGCAGCAATCCCTGAAGATGTAATTGTATGGTATCCTTTTGAGAATGAGAATGCCGAGACTCTAGAAGAGTACATCTTTAACCTAGAGCAGATGCTTATGGAGGTAAGATACAAAACAATTTCTCAAATGAGACTTGATAAAAAGATTAATCATGAGTGAATTTATTAAGATACCAATATTCTATACAATCAATGAGCTTGATGGACAAGTTCTAGATGTAGAATCTATGACTGATTATTTCAACACAGAAATCAATGAGCTGAAAGAGAAGGATAGCTTTGAAAACACAAGGGATTATGCAGGTAGCCTGACAGCAGCAGAGATTGGTGCTATGGTTCTAAATCTAAAGATGGATGGTGGAGACATAATAACCATTCAAAGACTACAAAAAATTTACGATAAAAAAATCAAATCAATTAATCATGAGTAAAAAAGACAAGGTATTAAAAATGATAAGACTTCTAGACGATGCACTAGGAGTGTATACTTCACTAGCTGAGATGGGTATTAATTCTATGAAGGCTACCAAAGACCTGCTTGAAGTCCTGATGGATGGTGAAGAATCCGAAGTGGCAACACTAACAAAAGAAACTTTCAATAGAGAATGTCAGAGGATGGCTGAAGCTGTGATTTCTTTGATGGAATTTGATGAGGAAGTTTAGAAAAAAATTGTTAATTAAATAAACATTTTGTAACTTTATTAAAACACTACAAACATGGGAAGAATGAAAGAACTTTGGATATCTCAGCAGGAGGTATCCAACAATCATCAAGACGATGACTATCAATACCAAGAGTGGGTGTCTCAGCAGGAGGAAACTACGGAATCAAATAATAATGAATCGGCAGATTGGTTAGACGAGCTATTTAAAATACTAGGAGAGCCATACTGCCCTAAATCTAATACTAATGCTAGTGAAAAGTGAAATATTTAATATGTACGCAGAGCAGGTAGCCGAGATGTACGAAATCAAGAAAAAAGATTTGTTCAAAAAGACTAAGAAAAGAATGGTAGTGGATGCAAGGCATTTGCTTTACTATCTGTCTAAGACTAGACCTATGAGGTTAACACACATTAAATACGAAATGGAAAAGAACGGATATGAAATCGCTCATTCAAGTATCATCCATGGTATAAAAATGGTGGAGCAAAAAATAAAAGAGGATAGAGACTACAAGAAAGTAATAAAATCTATTCGTGCAAAAGTATAGCTTAAAAGAAATATGGTCGATGGCTAAAGAGGATAACTACGCTGCTGCCCTAGATTTTCAAGGGCATGAAGCTAGGTTATGCTATGGAATAAAGATAGTGTACGACATCTCCACAGAAACCATTACGCTATTTAATACTGCCAAAGGTGGAGATTTTTATAAGGAGCTTTCTAAAGATGAGCTTGATACATTTAAGGCATATGGTTGGAGAGCAGGGGTATATCTTACAGCTCTTGATACAATCACAGAAAAGTTAGACCATCTTAAAGTAAAGATTCAGCACGAAATAGGTGCAAAGAATCGGCACAAACAGATAAAGATGTACAAGGCAACGAGAGAAAACTTTTTAGACAGCTATAGAAAAATTAAATCTAAATTAAATCAATTAAATCATGAAGTTAAAGACCGTTAATATTAAAGGCAAGGAGTATGTAGAGGTAAACGAAAGGTTAAGATATTTTAGAAGTGCATACCCAAACTATTCTCTCACATCAGAAGTGGTAGAAAAAACAGATTCATCAATCCTTATTCTAGCATCAATTATAGATGAGGATGGCAGAGTATTAGCCAATGGATTGGCAGAAGAAGAAAAGGGTTCTACCTTTATTAATAAAACATCCTATGTGGAAAACTGCGAGACATCAGCATGGGGTAGAGCTTTGGCTAACTTTGGCATAGGTCTTGATACATCGGTGGCAAGTGCTGAAGAGGTGCATAATGCTATCGTAAATCAAAGCACATCATCACAGACAAATAAGAATCTATTAACCCTAAAGGTTGATGATGATAATTGGAAGAAGGTGTTGACCTTTGTGGCAGCAAATAAATCTAAAGGACTGCCATGGATTTCCGAGCAGCTAAAGGTTAAGTACAAGCCATTGTCTAAGCAAGTTCAAGCCGAGCTTAAAAAACATATAGCGTAATGGATAGGAAGGTAACAGAGAAAGTTCTGAATCTTCTCAAGGATGATTCCGAATACTATGCAGGGTTAGGTAAGCAGTTCTTATCTAACTCAGACATAGGAACTTTATTTAAAAACCCTAAGAGATTCGGCATTGGATTAGATGAGAACAAGACTCTTATTATGGGTAGATATTTCCATACTAAAATCCTAGAACCTGAGAAGCTAGATGAGTTTCATATATATTCAGGAGCTGTCAGGAGAGGGAAGGTATACGAGGATTTCCTTGCCGAGCATCAGATATCTTTTTGCCTATTGGAATCTGAGCAGCACCAAGTAGATGAATGGGTAGATACCATGATGTCACACATAGATTTCCATGACCTGATTAGGGAGGAAGGCAATCAATATGAAGAACCCATGGTAAAAGAAATCCATGGGGAGCTATGGAAAGGCAAGGCAGATATCATTGGTAAAGATTTTGTATATGACCTAAAGACAAGTGGAGATATATTATCCTTTAAGAATAGTGTATACAAGTTTAACTACGATTCTCAGGCATACATATACCAACAGCTATTTGGAAAGCCATTGAAGTTCTTGGTTATAGATAAGAATACATTGATGATGGGTATGTATCAGCTATCAGATGAGGTTTTAGCAAGAGGTGAAGGCAAGGTGAAGAAGGCTGTTGAAATATACCGAAAGTTTTTTGGGGAGCATCCCACAGAAGATGTAAACCAATTTTATTACAATGAAATCATATAGTTTTAGTAAATAAATAGTTCTATTTTATCATTTAAAAATTTAATTATGGCACAGAAAGAAAAAGTATTTGCCGATGGATTCTCCTTTAAGAGGAGAGAAGAAGCACCTGACTTCGTGGTTGGAAGAATCAGCGTAAAGGTTACGGATGCTGTTGATTTCCTGAAGAGAAACGAAAAGAAAGGTTGGGTAAACCTAAACATTAACCAAGCTAAATCAGGTTCATATTATATGGAGCTTGATACCTACGAACCAAAGCCACAAACTCCTGCACCTGAGAAGGAATCAGGTGAGGCTCTTCCATTCTAGAATGGTTATTAAATAGTTCTTACAAAGAAAGGGGGAACATTGTTCCTCTTTTCTTATGACTATTCCATGTTGACTTTTGGTGTCTATATACTTATTATTATTTCTATTACTTTATTTTTATTTTTTTATATACATAGAAGAAAAAGTTAACATTATTAACATAACCCTTATAAACAAAGGATTTTTTCAACATAAACTCAACATAAACTTAACATAAACAATATTATTATGTCATTATCACAGCAAAACATTACCATATTTAAAAACATTCGAGAGACAGATACACCATTCTACAGACCTATTAATTCTATATTGAATAGGATAAAGGATGGCTCATCAAAAGAGTTAGTAAAAAGGATTCGTGCTGAAAAGGATAAGTCTGAACGCAATGAATTAAAGAAGCAGCTTCCTGCTATTTGTTTTTCAGGTATGTTCAACAAAAGAAATGATAGCTCTATTCAGGAGCATTCAGGATTCATATGCCTTGACTTCGATGGATATGAAAAGCAAAAAGATATGCTCCAAGACAAGGAGAAGTTTACCAAAGACAACATTGTATACAGCGTGTTCATATCTCCAAGTGGAAAGGGATTGAAGGTGATAGTAAGGATTCCTCCTGATGCTGACAATCATGTAAACTATTTCAATGCATTGGATAAGCACTTCAACAATCAGCATTTCGATGTGACATCCAAGAATGTATCTAGGGTATGTTACGAAAGCTATGACCCATTGATTTACATCAACGAGAACTCATCGCTGTGGGATAAGGTGGAAGAAAAAGAATACCGAGAGGTGCAGCAGTACAGAGATTTACCTACCATTCCAATCACAGATGAGAATAAGATAGTGGATATTCTAGTGAAGTGGTGGCACAAGAAGTACCCAATGGTGGAAGGTCAGCGTAATCAGAACTGCTTCATCCTTGCAGCAGCGATGAATGACTTTGGAGTGAATAGGTCATTGGCAGCTTATGTCCTGACGAACTATCAAAGCAGCGACTTTACGGAGAATGAAATACAAAGAACTATAGACTCGGCTTACTCTAATACAGCAAGTTTTGGAACTAAATACTATGAGGATGAGGAGCGAGTAAATAACATTAGGGTAAAACTTCGCAGGGGTTCAACTAAAAAAGAGATTCGGTTGCAACTCCAAAATTCAAACATAGATAACGATACCATTGAAGCTGTATTAGAGAGGGTAGATAGTGAGAATCAGTTACAGCAGTTTTGGACAAAGAGTGACAAGGGAGCAATCAAGATGATTCATATTCTATTCAAGCAGTTCTTGGAGGACAATGGATTCTATAAGTATTGTCCTGAAGGTGGAAAGAATTATGTCTTTGTGAAGGTGACCAATAACCTGATAGACCACACCGATGAGAAACAAATAAAAGATTTTGTTTTAAATCATCTAATTGATATTGATGACATCAGCATCTATAATTACTTTGCTGACCACACTAGGTTTTTCAGGGAGGAGTTTCTATCCCTGCTATCAACGATAGATATTTATTTTATAGAGGACAGCAAGACCACATCATATCTGTACTACAAAAATTGTGCAGTAAAAATTACTAAGGATAACCTAGAGATTATAGATTACTTAGACCTTGGGGGATATGTTTGGAAAGACCATGTGATAGACAGAAACTTTACCAAGTGTTCTATAGGTGGCTGCGATTACAAAAAGTTTATCAACAATGTATGTGGAAAACAATCTGACAGAACTAAGTCTATGGAATCTACTATTGGATTCCTTATGCATGGTCATAAGAACTTGAGTTACTGCCCTGCTGTGATTCTAAATGATGAAGTTATCTCCGATAATCCTGAAGGTGGAACAGGAAAGGGAATCTTTATGAATGCCCTTGGTCAGATGAAGAAAGTGGTGACGATTGATGGTAAATCATTTAACTTTGAAAGGTCATTTGCTTATCAGCTTGTATCAGCAGATACTCAGATACTTGTTTTCGATGATGTTAGAAAGCACTTTGACTTTGAAAGGTTGTTCTCTGTGGTAACTGAAGGATTAACGCTTGAAAAGAAGAATAAAGATGCCATAAAGATACCTTTCAGTAAATCCCCAAAGATTGCAATCACTACCAACTATGCAATCAAGGGTGCAGGTAACTCTTTTGCTAGAAGAAAGTGGGAGCTTGAGCTTCACCAACACTACGATAAAAATTTTACTCCATTGGATGAGTTTGGTAAGCTTATGTTCGGAGATTGGAACGACAATGAGTGGTGTGAGTTTGATAACTACATGATATCATGTCTTCAGTTATACTTGAGAGAAGGGTTAGTACAAAGCAAGTTTGTTAATCTTAAAATCAGACAGCTATCAGCAGAGACTTCTCATGATTTTATCGAGTGGTGTGGTTTAGTTAATGGTTCGGAGTTAAACCATAAACTATCTGTTGGTGGTAAAATAAATGTTCAGGATTGTTACTATGATTTTATAGAGCAGTATCCTGACTATGCTCCGAAGGCTAAGATGACTATATCAAGAATCCGTTTTGGAAAGTGGATGGTATCTTACGCTGTGTATATATCAGGAGCTAGACCTGAAGAAGGTAGAGATACGCTAGGAAAATGGATGAGAATAAAAGAACCTAGTGAGATATCTACACATAAAATATAATTTATAATGATTGACTTTAATCCTATATCTTATAAGCAGCATGGATGGAGCGATGAGGAGATACTTCAAAAACTTTACAGCCTGAAGAGGGTAATGTTTCAGGTTGTGAAAGTAAAAAAGAAGGAAGGCAGGAAGGTTGTATATGTTGATAGATATAAATGGAAAGGAGGAGACAACGAATCAATAAGAAAAGGAATACTACAAAACATTAAACGCTATGAAGATAAAGTTCAGAAGTTATCAGAAGAAGATAATAGAGAAAGCTAGGCACATCCTACAAAAGTATAGGTTTATATACCTAGCTATGGAGGTGAGGACAGGTAAGACATTGACATCCCTAGGCATAGCTAGTGCGTGTGGATTTAAGAATGTTGTTTTCCTCACCAAGAAGAAAGCAATCTATAGTATTCAAGGAGACTATGAATTACTTAGTCCTAACTACAAGTTCTCAGTTATCAACTACGAGTCCATGCACAAGCTAGAGATTAGCCGATGTGACTTCCTGATACTAGACGAAGCTCATGGCATGGGTGCATTTCCCAAGCCAAGCAAGAGAGCCAAGGATGTGAAGGCATTCATTAATAAATATAAGTGTTGTGTTTGCTTAATGTCGGGAACGCCAACACCTGAATCGTACTCTCAGATGTATCATCAGGTGTATGGCATCCCTGCCAATCCGTTCAATCAGTTCAGGAACTTCTATGAATTTGCTAGTCAATTTGTCAAGGTATCTAGGAAGAAAATAAACTCCATGTACATCAATGACTACAGCAATGGGTTGATTTCTATAGTAAGAGCTATGCAGCCATACACCATCAACTATACTCAGAAGGAGGCAGGGTTTAAGAATGAAATCAATGAGGAGGTTTTGAATGTGGAGATGAGTCCTATCACCTATAAGTTAGCAAAGAGCTTGAAAAGAGATTTGGTTGTTGAAGGCAATGACGAAATAATATTAGCCGATACACCTGTAAAGCTGATGCAAAAGCTTCATCAAATGTATAGTGGAACAATTATATTTGAGAGTGGCGAAGCCATGGTCATAGACAAAACCAAAGCAGAGTTCATCAAGGATAACTTTAAAGGAAAGAAGATAGGAATCTTCTATAAGTTCAGGGCAGAACTCAAGGCATTGATGGAAGTCTTTGGGGAGGACAGCCTGACTACCGACATCCAAGAGTTTAATAGCACAGACAAGTCTATTGCACTACAGATTGTATCAGGTAGGGAAGGAATCAGTTTGAAGAAAGCTGATGCATTGGTCTACTACAACATAGACTTTTCAGCAACAAGTTATTGGCAGTCAAGAGATAGGATGACCACAAAAGAAAGGAAGAGCAGTAAAGTATATTGGATATTCTCCGAAGGTGGAATAGAGGAACAGATATACAAAGCTGTAACCAAGAAGAAAGATTATACTATCAATCATTTCAAAAAGGATTTATTATCTTTATAAACAACAGACCATGAAGAGCTATTGTGAGATTCAGAAAATAAATTATTTATATTTTTTTGATTCATACTTCGATATACCTGAAGGGATACCTGAAGATAAATACACAGAAGAGGAGGCACATAAGTTTGCAATAGATATGGTGCAAAGGTATGATAGCAAAGAGCATATAAATAAAATTAAAAAATTCATTGAAATAAAACTTAAATTATGCATTACGATAATTATTTAAACAATTTAGTTATAGAGAAAAAAATTATTGAATTTATTAATTCATCCGAAACGCCTCTTAAAAGAGAGGAGATAAATGATTTTGCTAAAAATCTTGGCGTTCAAGTTAGACCACTAAGTACCTTGCTTAAAAAAAATGTAAAGAATCAAAAGATAGCAAGGTTAAGACATGGTATATATGCAGGTATAAATAATAACATGATGACAGAGCAACAGATACAAAGGAAAAGGATTAAGGAGCTAGAGGCAGAGGGATACTATGTCATCAAGCTTACGGTTACCAACAAGAATGGCATACCTGACTTGATTGCAATACCACCGAACTCTAATGTTTTGTTTAGTGAAATCAAAAGACCAAACGGAAAACTATCCAAGCTTCAAGAGTTTAGGATAAAAGAACTTCAACCATATGCCAACACAGAAATATATAGGGGATAAATTTATTTACGAGATAGATGAATTTTTTGTAGAAAAATTAAGAGTGCTACCTAAAGACTTAGCTTTTGACATTGCCATGCAGGTGGAAGAAAATGCTATGGAGCTACCGAGGACCGATATATTTGGTGTAAAGTATGGAGGTGTAAGCAACATAACAGGTAAGGCAATTTTTTTTGAGGTAGAGTTTGTGTATGAGGATGAGGATGTTTTGTATTTATCAGACCTTGACCTTATAGATTCGGACTCTTTTCTAGACTATTACATCGAAAAGAAAACATTTAAAATTAAATACAATGAGTAAAAATTTAACAAAAGAAGTTAAAGATAAATTAGTTGAAGCTATTAAATATAATTGTGGGGTAGACCCAACAGAAAATAAACGAACTGAAACTTGGGTAGAAGCAAGGAGATACTATTTTGTAATACTCAGAGAAATGGGATATACATTTCAAGATATAGGGAGCAGCATAGGAATGCATCACACATCTGTCATACATCATCTAGATATATTTGACCATCTATATAAAAACGACAAGGAAACAAGAGAGAGATACAAGAAGATAAGAGCTGAGTTTGTAGGTGATGCTTGGCTAAATGATGTGCGAGAAAAATCTGTTGATGAGTTGGTAGATATTATATTTAGTTTGGAAAAGTCAAATAAAAGTTTAAATTTGTATAATAAGGAGCTTAAAAAAAGTCTAAATGATTATAAAAAATTTAGCAAACTTATAGATATATTTAATAAACATGAGTTTATTCTAAGACGAAAAGATATACACAATAAATTAAATCATATGTTGAATGGGTTATACAATACATGATATAGATAAAATAGTTAACTTTAAGACTTGGACAGATACAAAAAAAATTGATGAGCTATTGCTTATTGATTGTAGATTATACATGAATATGGGTTGTAGCTCAACCAAACAAGAGAAAGAAGAAACCAAAAGGTTATCGAGAAAAATTTATAGAGCCATTAAAACAATAGACAAAAAAATGGGTCAACATTTTTTGATGGCGATGGACACCAACGATACCAAATGAAAATAACTGCATTAGAAAGATTAAGGATATCACACATAAACTCTCTTATGGAGTTTCTTTATGACAATAATGCAAATATCTACGAAACCTTGGTTGATAAAGAATACAAAACAGCAAAAGAACATATCGAGAAAACTATAACCACTCTAAAAGATTTATCAGACTCGATTACAGATGACACATAGAACCTGCACAAGTTGTAAGAAGAAGCAACCAATAACCAACTATTATAGAGATAACAGGAATAGAAAGCATAAAAAAATAAAACACAGAACCATGTGTAAATCTTGTCATTATAATAGGTTGAAAGAAAAGAGAGCATTAAACAGAGATTATGTTAGGTCTGTTAAAGAAAATGCTTCATGCTCAAAGTGTGGGTATTCAAAGAAAACACACGCTGATTTTACATCTAGAGCATTAGAGTTTCACCATACAAGCAATGATAAAGACTTTAATATAGGAACGATATCTGCTAAAAATAGAAGTATGGAGAACCTGAAAAAAGAAATTGATAAATGCATAATACTTTGTTCTAGATGCCATAAAGAAACCCATGCAAAAGAAAGAAATATATAATTAATTAAATGAGATTCGAGACCAATGAAGACTTAGACAGAGAAACAAAAGCCATAGAGTTTTTTGTTGACAGGTTTGAAGGTTCATTCAAAAAGCTAGACCCAAATGATATCGACTACAGAATACATGATTCCCATGGGAGAATCATCGCTTATGCAGAAATCAAAGGTAGACACAGAACGATTGCCAATGCCTACCCTTTGCCCATTGCAGCTCGGAAAATAGTTAAGCTATGTGATAAGAGATTAAACCCTGTTATAATTTGGGCGTGTGATGATGGCATCATCTATGGTAAGCCACAAGAGATTGTTGGCACAGCAAGATGGGGAGGTCGCACCCCCATGGATGGAGCATCCAATGATGAAGAGGTTATGATTTATTACGACAAGCAAAAAACCTTAAGGTATTATAGGTACTACTAAGCCATGGAATATAACTCAGATTTTAAATATGACCTACAAATTGGCAACGAAGCAGAGAATGAGTTTGCTGCCCTGCTATCTAACAGCAAGGTAGAAGTCAAGTACGATATAATGGCAGAGCATACAGGAAATGTCTTTGTAGAATTTGAAAGCAGGGGTAATCCATCGGGTATAGCTAAAACTCAAGCAGACTTTTGGGTAATAAAGGTAGCCAAGAGCTTCATTACATTCAAGGTAGATGACTTGAAGGATATATGTAGAGAGTGGTACAAAGAAAAAGGCTCTATACTTGGTGGAGATTCAAACACATCCAAGGGAGTGTTGATTCCAATTACATATTTACTAAAATAAAATTTGCATATTAAAATATAAAGATGTAACTTTGATTATCCAAGATTTGTTCAGCCTTGCTGAATTTATCAAGAGGTTAACTACAAAGAGAGTATCTAATCGGGGGAGAGGATGCTCTTTTTTTATTTAGTTGTCTCTCTTCATCTTGTAACCCTTGGATTTCTTTTTGTTTTTAAACCCACCTGTGGCATAGTACATCTTGACCTGCTTCTCGGTGAAGATTCTACCACTCGGACTCTTGTATTTATTCTTTCCTACTTTTGTAAAAGGCATAACTTATTTTTTTGTTTTACGGAATCGTTCTGAGTTTTTCATTTTCTTAAACTCTCTTTCTCTTCTCTCTATTTCCTTTTTGTATTGCTCTTCTTGTTTTTGAGCCTCACTCTTACCTGAAGACTTACCTGATTTTTCACCTGCGTGTCCTTCTATTATGTAGTTAGAGTAATTTAATAGTCGCAAGATATCTTCACCAATATCTCCATCCTCTCCTAGTTTTTCCATATTCCCTAGAAACTTTTGTAATTGTACAGCAGGGATACCTGGAGTTGAAAGTAATTCAACTGTAAACTTCTCTAAAGCTTTTCGTTTCTTTACAGGGTCTTTGGTTTTATCATATCTCATGTAAAGATTTGAAAGCCTTTCCATTATCATTAAAGGTGCAACACTTTTAACTGACTGACCTGCCCATGCTTTATCTTGGATAATATCAGCTGTAATATTGATAGCCTCACCCACAATAAACAAAGCATTTAAGTTTCCTATAATCATTGCTCTTAATAAATCATCTTTGTCTTCATCTCTTGTAGGTCTAAGAAGTAAAGGCATACCTAAAGAAACCCATTGGAAAACAAGAGGGGCAAACACATGATAGGTAAGTAAGGTTCTTACATTCTGTCCAAGAGTTCCTGCCCCTGCATTCTTATCCCAAGCTTTTATCTTTCTGTAAAGGTTTCTTGTAGCCTGAATTTCTTTTCTCAAATACTGCTTCGGAGTAGTTAAGAACATATTCAATCCTCTCTGTAAAGCTCCTGCTGTTTGATAGTAATCTTTATCTTGTATATCTGAAGACTGCTGCGTTCTCTTAGTATCTCTCTCAAACTTTATGATAGCTTCTTTCTTTGCTTCCTCCTCAGATAAGCCACGCTTTTTTGCTTGGTCTTTATAGTACAAGTAGTTAGGCATACCACCTAAATAAATAGCAGCCTTATCACCAAACTTAGTAGAGTACATAATAAAGTTTACATAGTTATCCCAATACTTGTTAGGTACAAACTCTACCATACCATCTTCGGTATATGATTCTATTATTCTAGTGATTGAAGTCTTGTTTCTATCCTGCATATACACAGAATTTTCAGATATCTCTTTAAATGTCTTCCTGATTTCAGGTATGTTCTTTAAAGAATACTTCAACCAATTACGATAACCTATATCGTTGGCGTATGTAATCATAGATGTCAACTGCTTAATCATAACCGTTGGGTTAAGACCAATCTTAGAAAGAACAAAGAAATTATTGAAGGTATTAATCAATTTATCTGCTCTTGTAGTAGATACTCCTTTGGTAGCAATATTTTCTAAGACATTCTTAATCAATCTATTTACATAGTCACCATGGATAGCTGCAATAGAATCTTTAATCTGCTTGTTATTGAACAATTTGTTTAAGTCACGAACAACCTCTGCGTATGCTCTGAAGTATTCCATATCTCTAAGATATGTACTCATTACATTCATGTTGTTCATAGCCTTAATAGGCTTCTGACTACCCTGCCTAGCCTTTGTTGATGCAGCTCCAACTGCTGTTTGGTATACCGATTGATTGTCAAGAAGATTTAATGTGTCAGTCTCCACTCCATCTCTATATACCATACCTGCATAGAACTCATTCCATGGCATATTGGTTCTGTATATCTTTCTATAAACCTCATTGTACCTCTCATATAGAGCAGGGTACATAACATCTACCTGCCAATCAGCAAACTCTTTTAACTTAGGGTCAAGCTGTTTTTCTATGTTTTCCATTACCTCTACATAATTTTCACCAAATGTATTACGGAATGAACCTCTTAACATTGGGTCTTTATATAGATTGTAGTAGTAAGCCATTTGATTCTGATTAAGGTATGTATAGTTTTGAGCTATGATTGTTCTATACTCTTTCTCTGTAATCCTTCCTGCTTCAAAATCAGCTTCAGCTTTAGCCACCTGCTCCTTGTCTAATATATATGTAGGCTCTCCTTTTCTGTTTATCTGATTGTTTTCCCTTACAGCATCTCTCCACTTCTTACCATATATTCTTTCAAGCTCTTCTCTTACTATTCTCTCCTGCATCATCATCCCTTCCTTGTATCGTCTTGATGCTGTATCCACTAAGTTGGTTACTATCTCTTGAAGTTTACCACCAAACATTTCGGCAGGTAGCTTTGATATTAAATCCATTAAACCATCTAGAGCTTCAGCTTCATTAAAGAATTTTTTAGCTCTTATAGATATTGTGTTCAGGGTTTTACGAAGTACATTCTTTAGTCTGTTCTTCTTTTGATTAAGAATTTTCTGATTAGCTAAGTCTACCTTTGCTTTACCCTCCTGAGTAGAGATAGTTTGCTTAACCCCTGTGATTACTTCAATAGCTGTGTCAGCTAAATCTTTGTAGTAAGCCGATTGTTCAGCTAACTCCTCTCTCAACTCTGTCCTACCAAGGTCTATTAAATCTTTTAGATTGTTATTAATAAAGTCAAGCTGCTCAAGTTTAAATACATCATCTTTACTGAGCAAGCTTTCGTTGTATTGAAGAGCAATCTCCAAGTCTGTCATCAAGTCTAGCTCTGCATCTGTAGGGTCTACAATCTGCTGTAATTTATTAAGCCTCTCTTGAATAGCTAAGTTGGTTTTAGCAATCCTTTCTATTAAAGATTTATCTACGGTTTCGTTAAAGATAGCTTGGTTCTCTGAAGTCAAGTCTGTAAATGTCCTCTTGCTCAAAGGCTTTCCTTGAGAACTTTTTTTGTAATCCGAATCTTTTGTGAACTGAGTTCTTACTCTATTATTTCTTTCTTGCTGATTAAGTTTCTTGTCAACTATAATCAAGTTCTTGATAGTATCAATCCTATCTTTTACATAGGCACTAACTATCTTACCCTTTACTCTTCCACTTTGAGTAGTTGTATAGTTTGTTCCTATTAATCTTTTGATATTGTTATCAAGCTTGGCAAGATTCTTTTCTAAAATAAATCTTTCAATCCTTCTTATAACATCTTCTATCTCTGTGGTCTTTACACCATCGACCTCGATATTTTTGTACGAGGCTCTGTTAAGCTCATTAATAAGTTTTATAACCTCATTCTTTTGGTAAAGGTCTTTTGGTAAACTTCTTCTGATAAAGTTTCTTACAAAAGTTTTTGCCTTTTGAAGTTCTTTAGAACCACGCTTTCTTTCTTTTAATATAGCTCTAGCCTCTCTTATTTTTCGTGCTATAAACTCAGTAGGTCTAGTACCCATAGTTTGCTGAAACTCAGCTAGCATAGCAGCTTGCTGTGTAGAAAGATATTTTCTTTTCTTTACTACCTGAGTTCCTTCCTTCTTATTGCCTACGGTGTATGTTTCAGCTTCAGCTTGATACTCAGGCTGTTGCTCTAAAAACTCTATTGTCTTATCAGCAATTTGAGCTTCTGTTAGTTTAACCTTTTTCCTTTTGTTTTTCTTTACAAGGCTTTGCTCATAGTCTTTAACTCTAGCATATAGTTTAGCACCAACCTTTACACCACCTTTTACATTTCTGAAACTCCTTGGAAGAACATTGAAAAGGTCTGCATTTATAGACATCATATCCCTAACCATCTTAGGGGCATACTTTAATACATTAACTAGGAAGTCTTCGATAACAGAATCTCTAAAGTTACCTTCTCTACCTTCGATAATTAAATCTGCAATCTCCTTTTGCTGTCTACCTCTAGCTGTAAACTCATAGTCTTGAGGAGGAAGCTCCTGTAACTTCATTCCAAGCATTCTAGCTACATCAGCTTTTAGTTTTGGCTCTACCTCTTTTAGTATGTCTTGATTATTCTCTTTGAATATAGTCTTGTTTGTAGTAGTAAGATGAGTATATGTCCTTTCCTCAAAAGGTATGCTTCTAAATTCAGAGGCATAGTCAAGGTCTCTAGGGAACATCTCTTGCACCATACCTGCAACAGCCTCTTCTGTTATCTTTGTCTCGTCTATTTTTGTCTGAGGAGCAGCAAATGGCAAGAAGTTTTCTTGTATCTCATACAGACCATCGAATATATAGCTACCCTCCGAAGGATACCTACCCTTAAACTGAGGATGGGTATACCCTTTGCTCTGTATTTCTGACATTATCTGTTCAGGATTTTCTTCAATGGTCATAATGAAACCACCTACGATATATCCACCTGTATCTTTTAGCTTAGATTTGTCTCTACCTAATAAATTTTCTTTCCCCAAAAGCTTTACATCACCAAACTCCTTTAAGAACTCTTCTATAGTTATGTTTGAATCTTTAAACTTTTGCTTTATGATAGGAGTATTTTTATTAGTAAGAACTAAATTTGTACTAGGAATTAATCCTTTTAATAATTCTCTTCTGATAGGGAAGTTAGTAACCTCAACCCATCGCTCTGCCCATTGCTCTTCAGTCATAGAAGCAGGGTCATCAAAAAGAGATGTCATATCTTCTTTATTATACTCAGTACTCTCTTCAAACCTAGCTTTCATAGCCTTTCTTACACTAGCTTTGCTCTCAGTGTAGGCAACAAGGCTATCTACAAGCTCCTTATATTCGTTAGGAGATTCTTTTTGAAACTGAGCCAACGCTCGGTATAAGTATTTACCACCATAAAGATTTCCTATAGTAGCCGAAGGGTCTTGAACCATTATCAAGATACCAACCTTACTACCAATAGCGTATTCATTTGTAGCTTTTTTATAAACAGAAAGAGCATCTCCCTCGCTTGTAGATGCAAAGCCTACCCTGTCTCTTATGTTCTTTCCAATAGCTAAATATCCAAATCCTCCATCAACTCTATTGCCAAACCTGTCATACCCCACCTTGGTAGCATCGGATGTTACTGCATATAGCTGACCATTAACCATATTGCTAAACTCTGTCAAGGTAGTTTCCTCTAGGTTTTCTGCAAAGTCTACATCTTGATAGATTATTTTACTCTGCCTACCTCTAACTCTTCTTGGTGTGGTGTTCTCAGGATTTATTTGTAATGGAACACTAGCAGAAGAGTAAGGAGTAGAATCTAGCATTATCACATCTTCTTTTGTGACTACCTCTCCTGTCTTTATTTTTCTAGATAAAGTATTTAATAGGTCAATTACATCAGCATCTTTCTGACCAAATGCCTGACCAAGGTCTATGTTAAATTTAGCTGCAATTTCCTTGATGAAATTAACAATTTTGTTTTGCGTAGGTTTTTTTAAGCCATCATATTCAGATGACAACATACCAAATAATTCTGAAAGTCCTTCCTCTTGTGCAATAAGGTCTCCCTTGTCTTGGTTTGCTTCAACGAATTGCTGCATTCTAAGCTTCATGATATTGTCTTTAGGCAAAACCTTTTCGACAGACCTAACCATGTCTAATACGCTTTTCCCTGTAGCTTCTTCTCCTAGCTTATTGTATAGTACAGCATGAAATACCTCATGACCTACCGTAGTGGCAGTGGCTTTCTCTAAGTTTATGTGTACCTCGTTAGTATCAAAGTTAAAGAAACCCCTACCTTCAGGATTATTCTCATTAAAGCTTTCGCTTGTTTCGTGTAGTATTATTTTTGTATCAGGCAAGATGTTCTGCACAGCATTCGCAGCATTGGAAGCAAACCTTACGACCTTACCCCTCATAGCTTTTGTGTTAGGTGTTTCAGCCTCTTGTCTCTTCCCTTTTCTGCTAAAGAAAATATTTTGCGTAGGTCTAGTTTCTGTAGTTTCTTCTCCAAAGAACTCAGCAATGTCTGATTTTTCTTCCTCAGTTGGAGCCACCTGACCTTCTTCCGTTTCAGCTATTGGCTTTACTTTGGTATCACCTAATTCAGGGATAGCAGCTTCGGCTTCTCTTGTTAGCTGACCTTCTTCAATAGCTAGTGCTTCCATTCTTGATACCTGCGAATCAATCTCCTTTATTCTATCTCTCTTTCTCTTTGATAGCTGTTCATTTTTACCATCAATCTGTTCTTCTAATATTTGTTTTTCTAACAATAATGATAATGCTTTCTTCTTTGTTTCCGTAGGAGTATCCTCAAGCAACTGACTCATCACGCCTTGAACTTGGTTTAGTTTCTTTAAAGCTTCAGCACCCTCTTCATCAGTCATTTCTCCTGAGTTGATTTTATTTTTTATCTGAGTAGTATACAAATTTTTGTATGTATCATCCTTAGACATTTTTTCAAACAAATCAAATATATCATTGTCGATGGTTGCTAACTTACCACTATAAGCAGCATTTGTAACAGCAGGTATCTGCCCTAAAACAAACCCACCTATAAGCTCCTGCCCGCCTGCATATAAGGATTGACCTAGCCACCCTAACCAAGTGTCAGGTTGCTTGAACATCTCCTTACTCTTAGCTTGATTGTATAACTCTTTAAGTGTCATTGTACTAAGCTCTTGAGCAAAGCCTGTTTCAAACTCTGCTGCCCCTGCTCCTAAAAGAGTTAATCCATATCTAGCCACTAAATTATCCACATCTTGTCTAATGAAATCTCCAAACTCTTTTGCTGTAGTCTTGGAAGTAGATTTACTGAAAGCTCTACCTAGTATACCATTGAACAATCCTTTTTGTCTTACTATATTTCTGAGACCTAAATTCTCTAATGTTGCAACAGCTATAGACACAGGAGCTTTCAACATATATTTTTCACTCTCTGAGACACCATCAAAATCAGGGTTAGCTCTCATCTCTTCGTCAAGCATATCGCTTGTTTGAGCCATCAAATATGCTATCCTAGTTGTGTTACCTAGAGTACCTCCTCCTGTAAGTATTGCAGGGATAGATTCAAATGCTCCAATAACAGCTCCTTTTACATAATCTTCTTTTTGAAGCTGAATATACTGCTCAGTAACATCCTTCATGTTTCCAAAGTTAGAAAGTGTACCTGTGATGGCATCTATCATACCTGCCTCTTCAGCTATCATTTGAGTAGTTTCCGAAAAAGGAGATACAGGCTTACGCATTGAGCCTGTTTCTATATACCTTTCAATACTAGGTCTAAACTTTTCTTCTTCAGTCTGATAGTATTTAACATACTTCTTCATTCCATCTTTTATGAAGTTGCTAGATACTATACCCAACCCCTTATCAGGTATATCTTCCTCGGTGTACCCCTCCTTTATACTTGTCATCGTACCCTTCTTCCCTGTGCCTTTAACTTTTATCTCATTCAACAATGCCTTTGTTGCATCATGGTTAAAAGACTTTAGATAGGTTTTCAAAAACTTAGCATCTTCATCAGAAATATCTCCTGATAAAACAATCTCCTTAAATTTTTTGCCTTGCTCTACCCTCTCTGTACCAACATCAAAAAAGGATAGCCTAGAATCTGCCATTCCTTCTGCATCAAATTTTTCAGGATTTTCTTTTAATTCTTTTACAGCATAATCAACCATAAGGTCAGCAAAAGACTCCTTGTTTTCCCCTGTCATCATTTCCATAGCCATTGGAAACTCTATAGGAAGATTAGATGTGGAGCTTTGTAGCATAAAATCACTAAGACCTCCGAAAAAAGATTTGGCAATTTTTTCATAGCCTGTACCTAATGATTTACCAAAAACACCTAACCCAAATTTACCTTGCTTTTCCTTCATCATCGTATACTCTCCTGCTGCTCGGTCAAGCTGTCCACCTAGGCTTTTCAAGTCTTGCTCTTTATTAGATAATTCTAAAGCCTCCTTTTCAAGGGAAAGTTTTTCAGCCTCCAATGTTTTGCCTAAGTCAGGAAATTTATTTTTTTCTTCCTGAGACATATTTTTAAAAGCATCGTACTGAGTTCGGTAGTTGTTTATCCTACTTGCTAGGTCTACATAGTTTTTTCTGTATATCTCTGTTTGTCTGTTGAATACTTTAATGGTATTTTGTAGGTCTTCATCATCTTTTATTTGCCTTTCTTTTTCAGCAAGCTTATCAGCACCTATTAATACATTATTTATCTCTTCACTTTGAGTCTTGTTCTCCCTTAAAAATTTCTTTAGCTTCTCAGCTTCCCTGTTATTTAGACCAAAATCGACATACCCATACATTGTTGGTATCCCTTTCATTCGGTCTAGATTTATTCTTTTGGACTCTCCATTGAGTGCTTCCACTACCATGGCATCTCCCATGCCTGCTTGCCTAAAGGAAAAGCCATAGTCTCCAAACCTCATATTGAGTTCAGGAACAACATTCTCCTCTGACTTTTCCATCATCGGAGCATCTACATAATTTTTTATTCTGTCCTCAAAAATATCATCGGGTCTTTTGGAGGATAGTATAGTTCCATAGAAAGGGTCTTCCTCTCTAAGCTGAAGTTCTGCTTGAGCATCCAATACTTCTTGCTCTGTAGGTGGAGCTTGTTGTGTGTCAATCTCAGGTTTAGGAGCTAATGAATCCGAAGTAATAGGTTCTCCCTGAATTGGTTCTGTAGGAGAAACCATAGTAGCCACCTCCCCAACGGATACAGCCTCGTCTTGACTTTTTTTTTGAATGATAGTATCTGTAAACCCTATATCTTTTTTGAGAGTTTCAATGTCAGGCATACTATAATGCTTAGACATACTTTGTCTAAACTCATCAAGAGTATTAGCATTCTGCATATCTTTTACAAACTGCTCAAAAGAAGGCATAGAAAAATGTTTCTGTGCCGATTGGTATAGCTGTCTTAACACTTCTTCATTCATACTATAATGTATTTTTATTTTTAGTCATTTACCCTCCTGTGCTATAAGCATTAGGTTTATTATCCCCTGCATATGCAGGTACAGGTGAAACCTGATTTGATTGTAGTAATATAGAGTATATCTCTTCAAACTTATTAGCAGGTATCACACCTTTGATAAAGTCTATAGCATCTCGTGCAGCTAACTTAGCCTCATTAACACCTTGGTTTGTCTTCAATGTTATCTCTTCGGCATCTGTTCCTGTTCCGTATTTAAGTCTAGCTTTATTACCCATCCTTGCGTTCTCTCCGTAGTCTACCTCTATACCATACTTTGCAAGAGTAGCCTTCAATGAAGGGATAGCGTTTTGGTCTTTTTCTTCAAACAACGAAGCTAGTGTTGAGCTTTGTTTATCTAAGTTCGCAAACACCTCGCTCTTCTTAAATTCTACTTCCTGAGTTGGTGATAAAGGAACTTCTACTTTTGCCCCTGTTCCTATCTCTGTACTCAAAGGTTTTAATACTCGGTCACCTATATTTGCAGTTGCATATAGGTCAGGATATTGAGCTTTCATAGCTTCTGTCAATGTAGTATATCCAAACTGCTGAGTACCTACAAGGTCTAATATCTTATTGACATTATTTTCTCCAACTAATCTTCCTCCTACACTTCTAAAGTAATCTTCTCTAGTCATTGGTTTGAAGGTTTCGCCTTCAGTTGTACCAAATCTTAAAAATTCTCTATTGCCTTGCATATCTATAATCTCTACTCCCTCCTTTTGTCTAGTCACACTCTGCGCCCCTGTTATGTTTTTAACATACTCTTCAAATGCTGCCACCTGTTGAGCATTACCTGACCACCCATACTCTAGAATGGTGGCTGCCCTATTAAAGTCAATCTTAGAAGTAGGGTCTTTACCATAATTAGGTGGGAAAGGAGTTCTGTCTAGCTTAGTAACTTTTTCTTCCACATCTATAGATGCTCTAAGTTGTAGCCTTATAACCTGTGCTATCTCATCATCTTGGTCTGAAGTAAACTCAGGACTTCCTTCATTGGCTCTGTTCTTAAATATTGTCTTATCATCTACATCACCTTCATTGTATGTAAATGTCATACCTAAAAACTCAGAAGCGATAGAAGCTTTTGTGTGTGGGTTCGACATAATAGATTCAACTGTCTTGTCTTCCCAATCTATATATCCACCAACAGCAGCTTTACCTTTATCAGAAAGCATATTATATTCTCCTGCCTTTTTATCTTTTAAGGTGATAATTTTATTAAGACCTCCGTATTTATTTGTTTCAGTAAGGTCAGCTTTAGTAACTTGTCCTAGTCTATCAGTGGCTTTCTTAGCTTCCTCCCCTAGGTTATAATTGTCATATATCCTACCCATGAAGAACTTTAACTCTGCTGCACTAAGAGTTTCGCCTGCCGATATAGTTCCATCTTCATTTACTATCTTCTTTGCTAAGTTAAACTGCCCTGTCATGTCATCTAATATAGGCATACTTGTACCGAACTTAGCTAACCCCTCTATCTGCTCTGCCTCCCATCTCGATTCACCTGATACATCACCTTCTTGTAGCTTAGTAAAGTAATCCTCCATAGAGTCTCTCAAGGTAATTAAATCATCGGTGCTTGTTTTTACATTATTTTTAAAGGTAGCATATTCTTTCTGAGTAACTAAACCATTTTTAAAAGCCTTATACTGCAAAGTGGTAAGAGATTCTACTTGTTCAGCAACAGATGCCATAAACTCATTACCCTGCTGAAAGTTTCCTCTCGGTTGGCTATTGACTTTATCAATAATCGCATTGGTAGAATCATCAATTTCTTTTAATAAGTCATCTCTTCTCTTTAGTTCTTCATCGACTTTCTTATTGAAGTTTGCACCAACCTCTGCCCAATTCACATATGTGATTGGAGTAGTCTTTTCAAAACCTATATATGTTCCCTTTGCCATAATGTATTATTATTAACCTTCAATGTATTCCCCTGTAATTGGGTCGTAGTATCCTAGCTTTGGACTACCTAAAATAGATGGTGGTGGTGGTGGAGTTGCAGGAGGAGGAGTAGATTCGATTTCTCCTTGCTGAAATATATTTAATAAACTTTGCGTTCCTGCTGCATCTTGATTTAAAATATAGTTCATTACCAACTCCCCAATTTGTTTTTTAGTTTTTCCTGTAATATCTATACCTCCTTGTTCAGCAACTTTGGTGTTGAAAACATCTTCACCCATAAGCATCTTCTGATTCATAAGCTCTTTATATGCTTCCCTATTCTTTTTTTCACCTATTATAAGAGGAGTAGCCTGTGCAGCCACATCAAACATTTGCTCAACACCTGTTGCTATACCTTCTAAGTTTCTTTGCCTTTGATTTTCTGCTCTTGCTGCTGCTTCTTGCGCCCCCATCGCTTCCATGACATCTAGACTCTGTACAGTATCTAGTAGCCTAGCCTCCTCTGTTGCTGTCAACCTTTGAAGTTCATACATTCTATTAGCTAAATCTGTACGAACCCCTGCCTGACCTGCAAGTCCTGCTTGTAATGCCTGACCTGCAATCTGTCCTGCACCACGCTGACTCCCTTCTCTTCCTGCTTGCATCATTTGAGCAACTTGTACATTTACAGCTTGTCTCTCAAGCTCAGTAGCCTCCATAGGTAAAGCAATACCTTCAAATACATTGATACCTGCTCTACGCCTAGCATCAGCAATAGCTTTTGTTGCTGCTGCATCTGCTTCGGCAGCAAGCTTCTTTTGTTTATTAGCTTGAACAATGTTTGTTCCTGTCGTAAATATAGCAGCTCCTGCTTTCAGAGCCATTCCTATTGTAAAGGGGTCAACCATATTTATATATTTTTTAAATTATTTATAAAGATACTGATTTTTAGGGAAACGATTTCATTACTTCTGACCTCAAGACAAATAATTCCACATATTCATTGTATGTATCGTTTGACATATTTGCTACCATATAGTGTCCTAACATACCAAAGTCTTCGGCAGCAGGGTCTTTCATATATAAGAAATACTCTGTGTTAGATGGTATAGCTGCACCCCCATTTTCTGCTACAATGTTGTTTGTTGGTACAGTTAGGTCGATGTTTATTTGAGTTATCTTACCAACAAGGATAGGCGTATATGTCGGTGCTTGAGCATAGAACAAGTAATCGCCTATACTCATCTGACTGCCTAAGTTTACAGACACAGCAAAATCAACACTTGCAAATGTATCAGGACCGATTGCATAGTTTAGTACATTGGTACTTGTAGCGATACCACTCAAAGTCCTCAACTCCCAAGTCTGCTCATTGATGACCGTATTGTTTAATCTAATAAAGCTAAAGAATGAACCCTCCTTCTTCTCGAAGTATGAATCCAATACCTGCCCATTCAAGTCCGTATAGTCCGATTCAAGGTCTACATCCCAAGCGTGAGTGCCTTCAATATTTAAAGTCTTAAACAGCTTACTGTCTAACACCTGCTCATTGAATACGGTCTTTACCTCAGATGGGGATGACACCCCATAAAACTCATTCCTTGTAGCATTTACATTGTGCCTGTACAGGTTGCCACCTTTGAATGTATAGAAATATTGGTTCATGCCTATCATGTAGTCAGGCTCGAAGCTATAGAATGATGGGAAACCTTTAAATCCCTCACTATATACAACTGTGTTCGTAGGCATATTATGGACAATTTTGTAGTAAAGTAATAACACCATTGGAGTCAACGGTCATCCGTTTCTTTCCCGATGATGGATTGATAATGTAGTTCCCTGAACCCACCTTATTCTCCCCATAGGCATCAGTGAATATAAAGTCTCCCACAGATGGCTCTCCAAAAGACACCTTATCAAATGGTGCATTATAGTATGACAACGGAAAGACAGTCTCTGCACAATCACTTATTGTGGTTGCAGGAACTGCTGTAAGTAGCACAGGACACTTAACCTCTATATCCCAATCGGATGAGCCACAAGCTGAATGTACTTCTATATCTAATATGTTTCCATATGCAATGGTCTTTGGTACAACCATCATATAGAATCCTGTATAAACATCAAGCACAACATCCGTTGGTTGTATCTGTAGGGTTGTACTTCCACCTGTAGGGTAGAAATTTCCACCTGTATAGTCGTAGTTTGGACTCGTTACATTTATGGCAGACACACCAAAGTTAGCATCACAAGTTCCTGTAGAACCTGTCACTCCTGTGTATGTAAAACCATTGGTGCTATTCCCCGATGCTGCATAATATATAGTCGCACCCGAAACTCCTACCAACTCGTTATAGTACACAGCGTTCTGCTCCACCCTAATACCATCAGGTATATTAGCACTTTGGAAGTATATAAGTATTGCCCCAACATCTGTTCCTGTGTCTGCCCTTAGTCTGTATAACCCATCGTTGGTTATACCTGAAACACTTGTTGTTCCATCACAGGCAAGATTACAGCTTTGACACGCAACAGGAGGAAGTAGGCTACAACTAACCTGCTCACGAACTATTGTTCCATCAGAATAGAATCCATCTGCCGAGCATACGGTCAAGTCAGCATCATCGAATACTGCTGTTGAATTTGCAAGTGTACTTCCGTTTATATAATAAGTTGCCATAATTTAATTTTAAGCTGAACATCCACAATTCTGCCAAGCAATCTGTGTATTTGGTGGCAGTGCAGTAGGTAATCCACCTGCACAAATAACTGCTGAACCTCTAGGTGGAATAGATAAATTTACTAAATCTCCACTACAATTTGTATAAGATACAATTATAACAAAAGGATTCGTGTGTGTAATTTGATATGTATTACACGCATCATTACAGCTTGTTATACTTAATATCGTGTTGACCGTATCGGTAGCTGCATCCATGCTATACGAAACAATCTCAAAGGTACAATCAGCAGGATGACCTGTAAGTGTTACAAAGCTACCCACATCTACACCAACTGTAGAAGGTATAACCTCTGATACAACCACTCCATCTAATCTGCACTGATAAGCCAATAGGTTACTTGTACATAGACAAGATGTCTTAGCTATCGTAATAGATGCAGGTATAGTTATAATCCTCTTCAAGCATACATCTGTCAATACCTCAAGTGGGTCTAACTCTAGTGTTATTAGCTTATCATCACAATCTACATAGGTTAGAGATTGTGCAACTCCATCTGTATTTGTTAGCGTGTAGCTATTACAATCATCGTAGCAGCTATTTGTTGACTCCAACCACTCATCCATATCATCAGTTGCTGCAAGCGTTGTATTCGCAACCACTTGGAACAAACAATCAGGATAACCAACAAGAGTAATAAAGTCTCCAAGTTCCACATCCTTAATAGTTCTTGGAACAATCTCATCATTTACTGTACCATCTTCTCTACATTCTCTCGCTACGAAGTTTTCTCCTGTCACACAATTACAACAAGCATCTGCTGCCACACTTCTATCGAAGCACAAATCAACAATTGTTGGGTTTTGGTATATGTATATTAGATATAGATAGTTCCCTGTGCTTGGCATCGCAAAGTCTGCACTAAACAATGGTGCTGCCCCAACTGTAGGTGCTGCTACCGTTGCTGCTGCAAGTAAAGCATCAATATCCGTAGGGTTATTTGAGTATAGCGTATTGCTTCTCAAATATCTAAACTCATCTATATTTAGCGTAAAGTCAAAGGTGTCTATCGGTGGTATCTTATTCGACCTGATAGTAACCGTTGCTGTATCTGTAGGCACAAACGCACCACCTTGCTGCCCTGTGATTGTATCATACTGCGACACAAGAGGAACTGCTGTTCCCGATGCAAACTCAACCTGCGTACTATGCAATGGAGAGATATATGTGCCATCAACCCAACGATACTCGTTATGGATGAACTGACCTGCATCTACATCGTTTGTCACACACACCTGTATAACTGTCAACTCTGCTGCATCAGGACAGCTAACTGTAATAGACACAACCGTATCTGCCGATGCAGTTATTGTTATGTCTGTAGTTGTTACATCTACCTTGTCTTTATCTACAACAAAGCTACCCGATTGTGCAGCAGCACCCGAAGTGTATGGAGTTGAATCGTATACTGCATCAACCACCACATCGCCACCACTAACTACCGAGAATGTTACGGTAACATCGCCAACAAGATTGCCTAACTCATAACAGAAATTTATAGGAGAACCTGCTGCCACCGTAAAGACCTTCTCTGTTGTACATTCAAAACATATATCTTCTGTTGGTGTATTTATATCCGATACACCTAAAACATATTCATTATAGAATGGGTCATAGCCACCAAGTTTCTGTTTAGAGAAATCCTCTATAAACTTATCCCTAAAGAAACTCCTTAGACCCAAGTTGGATATTACAGTCAACTGCTCGTTACCATATGAACTACCTCTTAGCTGTATCACTGCACCCCTCTTTGCATCTGTAAAGAACTTATCATACCCCCACTTGGCATAACTCTCAGGGTTAAAACTAATACCATACTCCTCAGACCGTGCCACCTGCGTACCTAATACTTCGGGAACAGATGAAATTAATCCACCACCTGTACTATCACTAATCAAGTTCTTCCCTGCAAGTACATACGAAATCTTATCTTCTTGCAGAACAAGGATGTCTGTCTGCCTTCCATCTAACTTCATAATATACCCAAAGTCATCCTCCAATGGCTTGAAGTTTAGTAAGCCAAGATTAAACTCGTTGAGTTTGTTTACATTAGACTCATCGTTATACACACCACTATAGGTTAAGTCAGCAAATCTGTGTGCCTCCTTAAAATCTTGAGCCAATGTAGTAGTGGTTCTATTCCCTAAAGCCAATGGCTTACCTACAATCGAATCCCTAATCTTATAGCTTTCTACACCATTGCCAAAAGCAAAGCAATTAAAAAATGCTGTGTCTATTATTGCAGACTGTATAGCTGATTGATTCTGTACATTGCCTTCATGGAATCCACCTGTTATTGGATATGATGTCGATGATTCATACCATAGGTCGGGTAAAGCATCTTGTGGTTCTGTTTCAAAAACTAATAGCTCATTTCTTCTTTGTATTATAACTCTTCCCTGAATTGTACTTAAGTCTGTCGCTGTATTTTGACAAGTTTTAGCTCCTGTAATTACAAGCTTTAGTTGATTAGATACAAGTCTTAGGAATTGCCAATTATTTGTACCTACAGAAGAAGGAACATCTGCTGCTGTTTCTCCAAGAGATTCAAATAACATATTACTAGAATATGCATTGGTTTGGTCAGAGCCACCACAAGAAACTACACTTATACCCAAAGCATTTACAGAATCAATAATATTGTCGTTCTCTATAAAATCTTTTAAATTTGCCCACTCTTGAGAGGCTGTAAATTTTTGGTCTAGTGTGTATTCCCTTTCCTCACATCCTAAAAAACAAGGCTTCTTACCTGGTCTAAAAACTTCTAACTCTATGGTAATTATAGACCCTTGAGGTATAGGTTCATCTATCCAAGTTGTGCCATCAAATTCATTTACAGTTAGCTCTATCCTTGGAGATACACTTGAGCTACCTGATACATCAGACTTTAGACCTGAATCTGTTATTGAAAAACTATTGTATACAGCTTCAAAGTCATTTGCATTTATTTTCATATACACGCCTGATGGAACATACAATGTATTGCCATCATCATCCACAGGAGCAGGGTCAAGAAATTCTGCTGATTCAGCACCCTTATCTAATACAGTTGCATATGCACATTTATTTAAAGCACCATTCGTGTCTGCCTTAACTATAAGTCTATCTCCAACTTCAACCTTCTTTGTGTTCTCCCCCTCAAGTAAAAAGTATGTTGAATTTGTATTTGTATCATCAAAGAAAAGATTGGAATATATAGTCTCGTAATTTTCCTTATCAGGTTTGATTACAAACTTATACCTTGATGCCCATGAAGGAGCGACCTGTGTATTAGGTATGGTTACCCTAATCTTGTTTTGTAAGTCTGAGTTTTTACAAGGAACATGAATATTATTTGTTGCACTAACCAAAGCTGTAGTTGAACGATTATATTCATCCATATACACTATACCAACCTCATACCCTCTATTACTATGTAAACTTTTAGGAGAACCACTTTCTACATATTGAACTGAAGCAGCAGCTATCTCATAATACTCATATACATTAAATGTAGGCGTTGTAAGGTCATCAACAAACCTAACAGCAGGAAGCTGAAATCCAATCACATCAGAAGATGCACTAGATATAATAGATATCGGTTCATCGACTGCTGTTATACCACTCTTATATTTTTTCAATGCATCTAATGTAGCTAATACAGAACAATTAAATAAGTCCGTAAATGTAGTGCCACTACACCCATTGGCAGCAGTTTGAATGTTAGCTGCTGTTCCTACCTTGTCAATAAAATCAGAATCAGTTGCTAACTCAAATACACTATCAAAATCTTGCTGTAGCACATATATAAAAGTTACCAAGGTGTTATCAGTAGTTTGGACAGGTGGAGGTGTATCCCCTGTAAAAGTGCTATGTTTAAAATTTATATTAATAGATAAAATCGCATTTGCTTTTAATTCAATGCCTGATAAATCTATCTCTAACACAGAAGCAGCTATGGTCTGAGAACCATTTATAGTATAATTCCCTGAAACCTGAGAGTCAGGAACTTCTGCTAATCCCACCTCATTTGTTATAAGCTCGGTTGTGTATTCTAGTTTGGTAGGATTTCCTGCTAGGTCGAGCAAATCATAACCATCTACATAATTTCCATAAACTAAACGATTGCCCATGATTGTCTGTGCCTGTGCCAATCTTGGTACATTGTCATACAGCCTAAGTATCTCGCTATTAGGCAGTACCGTAAATATCTTGCTATTACTAAATGTGTATGTATAATCTATGTTGTCGACCAATCCTAACTCGTCTTTGTCAAGCTCCTCAATAACCTTGATGATTCCTGTGTTCATGTCCTTGAACAGCAGCTCTATACTCTTAACTAAAAATCCACCTGCGTTGTATGTGATGATACAAGCATTGGTAGAGTTTACCATACCCTCGTTTAGGTATGCATCATTTGTAAAGCTAAAAACCTTTGGTATAAATGAAGGCTCGGAAAACTGCGATGTAGCTGAATACTCTCCATCCTCGTATCTATATCTATACGCAAAAGACACAAATCTTTCTTCAAGGAAATTATTTTGAGTAGATGTTTCCACAGACTGAACACTTGGCGAGTTTATAGGTGGTCTTTTTAAAACCAATAACTCTTCTGCTGTAATACCATCAGTAGAAATAACATCAACAGGTTGGGTATAAGCCTTAGTGACATTTATTTTTCTTGGTGGATTTAGATTGTCCGTAAAAAACAACAGGTCATCAACCAAATCTACTCCTGTAATTAGATACTGCTCATCAAAGTTTAGTGTTGTATTAGCACCACCCCCATCATCTATAGATACCACATGATATGTAAGGGCAGATGTCTTAGTGTCAAACGACACTATCATATCTATCTTACCTGTATTACTTGAAATAAAATTATTGTCGTGAATAAACCAATATATAGTCTCTGCCTCCCCATCCTCATATGCACCTATACATCTTGCATTAGCAGATAGTTCTATTCCATCAAACATCAGAGTAGTTAACTTAGTGTTACCCTTTACATTAGATACAGCACCTATCTCGGAGTTGGTTTCTTCTGAACCAATCCTAATGTTTATTGCATCAATGTATTCTCCGTTACGAATAAGGCGTTGGTCGGTATCCTTATTCATTCTACCCAATACAAAGTTCCTTTGAAAATTTGCCATATTACTTCAGCCACTTGTTTTGACCTCTCATATTCATCAGAAGTCTACTAGGATGTATATTGCTCAATCTTATCTTTGCGTTTCTTAGGAGTGCTGTCTTTCTTTTCCTTGCTCTATTTACCACATACTCCTGTACGCCAAGTTTAGAGTTGAGGATTGCATACTCAATGTACGCATAGATATAATCCTCGAATAATTTATTTACAGTTATCTTAGAGTTGTCTCCACTTTCCATGCCATCAGATACATACTCAAGCACACACAACTCTCCTGCCATTCCTGATGAGAAGTTTATCACACCACCCTTTCTATCAATACTAAAGGTTGGGTTTATGTTTGCAGTCTCTGTGTTTAGTCCAAACCTTGAACCAAGAGTGTAGTCAAAGTACCAACACCCATCATAGCAATACCCTTCCATGCCATCGAACTGACTATTTTGGTTTAGGTATATAGACTTCTTCTGACCTGTAACTCTATCTAAGTCAAGGTTTGATTCTTCAGGTTTAAGTACATTCCCATTTTCATCAAACAATATATTGCAATCGTTATCCTGTAAGTATGCATCACTCCAATTAGTCTGAATGTTTTCACTTAATGGATATAATGTTCCATTCTTATACATAGATATCCTAACCCAATTCACATAATCGGGAGGTAGAATAAACCTAAGATTATCACACACATCTAACTCCAAAATCTTTACCTCCTTGAACGCATCGTAGTTCAGCTCCTGTATACCTCTCTTTGCGTGGAACAGAATCTTATACCTAGGCTCGTTGTTTACAAGGCTGTGGTTTCCTTGATACATCAACATAAAATTGTTTACAATATCAAACAAACTAACATATTGGTACGAACCCCAATTAGCATCCGTAGGTGTTGTGCCTGAGTTCTCGTAATATTGATATGCAGTTATATATGCCATTACTTATTATTTTAGTTCGTTACTATCAATCTGTTCTTCTGCCTGTGCAAATTGTACTGTTTGAATCTCTCTGATACTCATGCCTGCGTATTGTAGAATCTTGTTTACCAAGTTATTCTCATCATCCAAAGGAAGTTCAAAGTCTTGGAAGTCAGGTTGTGATTGGTCAAATGATGGCTCTCCACCTGATAGAGATACATATGTCCACTTAGGGTCTTTAGGGTATCTAATATATTGCGCCCTTACATCGCCCTGTGTATTTATGGTGTTAGGGTATAGATAAATAAAGTTCCCCTCTTGACTATACGCAGGAAATAATTCCGTTGGACTCGTTAGCAAAGAGCGGGTAAGCATAGTGATGTTTTTATTAGAAACATTTTCTGCCTCTGCTTTTGATGTAACCACTATAACCTTATTAATAAAATAGTAGTCTTCTCCTGTTGTTGTTGGAGATGGTAAGAAGAACTTGTTTGCTGTATCGTGTGTCAAGTCTTTCTCTAAGGAGAAGTAATCTATAACTTCTTCCATTCCCTTCTTAATATCAGCGTACCCTGTTCCCGACTGCCTTGCGTTTTCTTTATTTACATAGTAGTTGTATGTCGTAAAGTAGTCCTCGAATATATCCATCTGTGCCTGCTTTGCAAACAGATTAAAATCTGATGGAGATATATATCCATAGTTATTCTTGTTGAGTATAGCCAATACTGTATTTCTTACAGAGTTTATCATACGCTAAGTCTTTGTACAAAGATAAGCAAAAAAAAGAAGTGAGTTTCTGATAACCCACTTCTTAAAGGATGTAAAATGATTTTTTGCTTTTAAAGTTGTTTCTCTAAGAACTCAAGGACTTCAACGCCCTCATCGCTCTTGAAGTATGATGCCAAAAAGTTTATGGTATCATCTCCAAACGGAACTGCCACCAACCTTTTCTTATTATCCTTTAGGTTATAGTGTACATCTCTTCCATTATTACGGATTGAGATTAATCTCTCATCCACAAACTTATTAATCTTTGACACTAGCTGTAACTCAGGATTTGTTACTGCTGACATAAAACCTTGTGCATCCCTCCTTGCGTATACCATTAGGTCTCTACGCAATTCGGCTGTAGTCATGCTAGCCACATTAGATGCAAGTAATATCCTACCGACTGCTTCTGCCTGCTCGATTGTCAAATCTTTAGCTGTAGCCAAAGCATCAATCTCTTGCTCAAGATATTCTAACTCTTCTCTAGCATCCCTTTCATTGTCCACCTCCTCAAACTTCTTACCGTTCATTGGGTGGTAGTAAAGAAACTCCTGTAATATTGGATTGTTCTTTGGAACTCTAAGAAATCCATCCTCAAAGATGATTGGCGTTATAATAGCATTGCCATCCTGCTCATCCTCAAAGATACTCTTTTGATTAGAGGCATACCTTAACACTCTGTTCTCATTCTTTGATTCATCAAAGTGCATCAACGGAGACCTTCTTGAGTTTCTAGATGGAAGGATGAATGTTAGAGGTGCTGCACCTCTTAGTAACCGATAGGTACGGTCTTTTATTTCTTTTTTCATTTGAATTTAATTTAATTTAAAAAGGATTAGGAGTGCCTCGAAAGACACTCCACCAATCCTGTCATTATTATAAAATCTGTATAGTATAATCAATCTTACTCCTCGAATAAGAAGAAGTTGTTTGCACCCATAGTACATACACATCTTTCAGATAGGAAGTTTACCTCCATTGCATCTAAATCAGATGTAGCTGCACCACCTGCTGAACCTGTAATCCAAGTCTTCATCTTACGGTCTTCTGTTTGAGAAGCACGATAACGAACATGAAGGAAAGGTCTCTTAGCGTTCTTACCAAGAATTTGGTCGTATACGCTTGTTGTACCCGCAGGTACTAATAGACCATTCACACGACCTGAACCTGCACCTGTAGGTAGTCCTCCACGCATAGTTGGGTCGTTCAAGTATTTCCAATCAGACTTGTAGAAGTCATATCCTCTACGGAATCCTGAGAATCCTAGATTCAATGCCATCTGAGCATCGTTGTCGAAAAGACCAAAAGATGCAGCGTTAGAAGCACCTGAAGGATTGTAACCGTTAAGACCTGCCAACATATCATCAATGTCGAATCCGAAGTCTCTGTCGATAAACAATACATTCTCCTCGATAGCACCTTGCTTATCAAGACGAGAAATGATTGTGTCAAATTCTGCAAGGGATGCAGGATTACCACCTGCCCATACATTACCTCTGTTTTCTACTGTGTAGAAGATACCTTCAGAACCTTTGTTACCTACATCTTCAGCACCTGATGTTGTTTGAGTTACAACACCCGAACCTGCTTCAGCAGGAACTGCCTCAATCATAGATGTCTCGATGTAATCCTCAAAGCGAAGACGAGTCTCATGCTCAGACTTCAAGTACCATAGGTATCCTGTTGCTCCGTTCTCAGTTGTTACTTCTACCCAACCGATTTGAGCCATATCAGAACCACTAACAGTGTACTTGTCTTTAAGGATGATTGGAGAGTTCTCAAAGATTTCATCATCAGCCTCTAGTGAGCCTGACATTCCGTTAGTTCCTTTCTTGAACTCAGAACCATAAACAAAGATAGTAACATCAGCGTTACCAACACCTGTACCTGCTTGAACAATACCTGCTGCTTCGTAGAATGCAATTTTTACAGTATTTGCACCCAAGTTTACTTCCGTAACGATACCTTTGTTAGAACCTGCTCCATCGTTTTGAACGACCATAACTGTCTGCCCTACTCTCAATGCGATACCATTGCTTGAAGTAAACGCAGGAACACCTGTGTCATTGATTGTGAAGGTTACTTCAGCATCACCTGCTGTACCTATTGGATAACCAACATTGGTATATTTGATGTGAAGACGACCTTGCTCTGCCCACTTTACTAAGTCAGAGTTTGAAGGAATCTCTGCTCCTACCATACGAAGGAAAGCTGAGATTGTACGATTACCATATCTTTCAAATTCTTTCTCATAAGTATCAGGTAGATACTGATTCAAGAAGTCGAAGTTAGTGATATAGTTCGTAGGTAAAGGCACTTGTTGTGCCGAAGGTTGCAACGCATATGTTGGCGTTGCTTGTAATGAACCTGCCATAACTTATTTTTTTTACTTTCGTTTACTTTTAATTTTTAAACCTCTTCCCGAAC